GGGCCGAGTCTCCGCGCACCCGCAAGAATCCACGACTTACGGCCGGCCACGGATTGGCATGGCCCCTGCAATAGCTAGTGGCATGCGCGGCGATGGGCGCCGCGAGCGGCCGGTGGCGCTCGAGCCCCGGCAAGAGCCCCCGCACTAGGTAGGCGGGGGAGGAAGGGAAAGCAGGAGCCATGAACGCCACGATCAAGCGCACGGGGGAGCGGTCCTACGTCCTACGCTTCGAGCCTTCGGGCCGTGAGATTGGGGGCCAGAACCGCCAGTCGCTCGAATCCTTCGCCCGCGTCCAGGGTGCCCGGGGCGCGATCACGTTCACCGATGACCGTCGGCCGGAGCTCCATACGGGCCCCGTCGACGTGTGGATCTAGTACCATGAAAACCGCACTTTTCTGGACCGCGGGCATCGCGGCCTCGATGATCGCCGGCCGAGTCCTCGGCCTCTACGTTTTCACGCACCTGATCGCCAAGTAGTTTCGGGGGGCATCCACCCGGCGTTGGGCCCGCAAGCACGACGACCGGTCCCCCCGATTCACCCTTAACTGACCGATGGAGAATCCGATGAGTTACGAACCCGATGCTACGACTACCGAGCTCTTGACCTGTCATCAGCAATTGCAGTCGCTCTACTACAAGCGTGCGAACGCGCTCCGGCAAGAGCAGATGATCGCCCGCCACATCGCCGCCTTCAACGCGGAGATTGAGACGCTCGAGAAGCGCCGCAACGAGCTCGCCGAGCAAGTCTCCGAAACCGCCGTGCGCATCTTCGGCGTGCGCGGAGAGGCGGTGGTGAAGTAATGATCTTCCTCTACCCTTACGCCTGGCTCGCGATCGGTGTTCTTATCATCACCCACATTGCCACCAGCAACCCGGAGGATTGATGCGCGAGATGATCTACAAGCTCAGGCGATGGAGCGAGCGCGCGCGGGGAATCTGCCAATTCGATGGCTGCGACCGCGCTGCTATCCGCTCGCTGGAATACCAGACATCCGACATGGAGGAGCCGCGCCATTGGTTCCTCTGTAACCAGCACGCGCAGACGGTGAGGGTCAAGCCATGAATGAAGATCTTCTGCCGACCGTGGCGGTCGCGGCTCTGGCACTCGCGGCGATCATGATCCCGCGTGCCGCGAAGATGCTCGACCGCCCGGCGCCCCGGACGATCGGCCCGTGCGCCAAGTGCGGGCGACCCATCCTTGCGCGCGACATGTACACGGCTAGGCCCCCGAGTTCCGACGCGGACTTCGAGCCGGGCGCCCAGCTCTTGAGCCATCACCGCTGCCCCGTGAGGATGCCCGAATGACCGCCACCCCTTGCTACTGGTACGGCAACCCAGCCGAGCCGCAAGACTGCTACTGCCCGAGCTGTGTCTCCGAGCAGCTTCTAGCACGGGAGGACGAGCTCCAGCTCGACCGGGGCGAAGCTATCGACGGGACGGCCTGCGTCCGGTGCGATCGGCTGGCGACCGAAGGCCGCTTCACCTACCCGCCCTGCGAGCACTGCGGCCAGCCCGACGTGGGGCGCGCGGTGCTCGATATCACGGACCCCCGCGATCGCGTGGTGTATGCTTGCGAGCCGTGCATCGAGATCAAGTACCAGTCGGCGCCCGAGACGCGGGTGCATTCGGGCTTCATGGTGCGGCGATGAGCGAGCGCGGCCCGTACCTGCAATTCGACTGCCCATTGTGCTGGCGCCCACGCTTACTGCACCATTACGATGAGGGATCGGATCGCATCGACTGCGAGAAGTGCGGCATGGAGTGGGAGGACGAGGCCGCCGTGGTCCAATTCGCCCGCCTAGATGCAGCTCGCCATCTGGCCAATGTGCTATCCGTTCGGCTCATGGGGGGCACGCCAGAACACGCTAGCGCCCCCGGCTGGGCGCAGCATATTGCGAATCTTCCCGATGCCGAACTACTCCGAATCATCGGGACACCAAGCCATGCGTAACCGATCCTACCATGCGACACTCTGGCTCCTTGTGATCGTGTCGATCGCGGTCGGGTACGCCGTCCTGCGGCTCGGCCAGTCGGGGCCGCGATGACAGACGGCGCGTACGGGGCGTTCCTTGAGAGCAAGGCCATCCGCGCTCCGCTCCGCGGGCTCGATCATATTCCGTCACTTGCTCCGCATCTCTTCCCGTTCCAGCGGGCGGCGGTCGAGTTCGGTCTGCGCGCCGGATCATGGGGGCTCTTCTTCGATACTGGGCTCGGCAAGACGGCATGCGAGCTCGAATGGTGCAAGCTTGCCGCCGCCGAATCCAACGGGCAAGCGCTGATTCTCACTCCGCTCGCGGTCGCGCGCCAGATCGAGACCGAGGGCAAGCGGTGGGGATACAGCGTGCGGGTGATTCGCGAGCAAGCGGAGGCGGGCCCAGGGATCAACATCTGCAACTATGACCGGCTCGAGAAGCTCGATCCGCAAGCCTTCGGTGCTATCGCCCTCGACGAATCCTCGATCTTGAAAGCCTTCACGGGGCGCACGTCACGATCGCTGATCGAAGCCTTTGCCGGTCATCGCTGGCGGATGGCTGCAACCGCGACCCCGGCGCCAAACGATCACATGGAACTCGGCCAACACGCCGAATTCTGCCGCGTCATGTCCGGGGTCGAAATGCTTTCCCGCTTCTTCATCAACGATACGGGGACAGCCTCGCAGGAATGGCGGTTGAAGGGCCATGCGGTGACGTCTTTCTGGAATTGGATGGCCTCATGGACGCGGATGGCCGAGCACCCCCGGGACATGGGAGACCCAATCGAGGGCTTCGATCTGCCGCCGATTGAGATCCATCGCCATCAAGCGGGCGGCGAGATCACGGTCCCGGGCGAACTCTTCGCGGGGCTCGCGGTCTCAGCGACTGACATGCACATGGTCAAGCGGCAGACCGCCGACGCGCGAGCGGAGATCGTTGCGTCGCTCGTGGACGCGGATCGCAAAGAGCCGTGGATCGTATGGTGCGATACCGACTACGAGGCCGACGCACTCATGCGCGCCATGCAAGCCAATGGCGCCGCCGTGCAGGAAGTGCGGGGATCGCATCCGCTTGAACGCAAAGAATCCGTGCTCGATGGATTCGCTAGCGGCGCTATCCGCGTCATCGTGACCAAGCCCGCGATCTGCGGGCACGGCCTCAATTGGCAGCACGCGGCCCGGATGGCGTTCGTCGGGCGCACATTCTCCTATGAGTCCTACTACCAGGCCGTGCGGCGTTCGTGGCGGTTCGGGCAGAAGCGCCCCGTCCAAGTCCATCTGATCGTCGCCGCCGGCGAGGAATCGATCGGCCGGGTGATTGACCGGAAGGCCGGCGATCACTCGAAGATGAAGCACGAGATGGCCGCTGCGATGCGCCGCGCCATGGCCATCACGTCGGCAACCAAAACGGCCTACCGGCCAGAACATGAGGGGAGGCTGCCGGCATGGCTATCCGCTGTCTAGCTGACGAGCACGGAGAATCCTTCGCCGCCTATCAGGGTGATTGTGTCGGCGTGATGGCGCAGCTCCCGGACGAGTCGATCGGGTTCTCGGTCTACTCGCCACCCTTCGGCAATCTCTTCGTGTACTCGGAGTCGATCGCTGACATGGGCAACTGTTCGAGCGATGACGAGTTTGCCGAGCAATATGCCTTCTGCGTGCGCGAGCTCTTCCGCCTGACGAAGCCCGGCCGGATCTCTGCCGTCCATTGCTCGGACCTGCCGCTCACGAAATGGCGTGATGGGCAAGTCGGGATCAAGGATTTCTCGGGGCAAATCATCGCGATCCACGAAGCCGAAGGCTGGATCCTGCATTCCCGCCGTACGATCTGGAAATCACCCGTCACCGAGATGGCGCGGACCAAGCACGTCGGGCTTCTCTACAAACAGCTCCGCAGCGACTCGATCAAATCGCGCGGCGGGATGCCGGACTACTTGCTCACGTTCGTCAAGCCGGGCGAGAACCAGGACCCGATCACGCATACGCGCGACGAGTTCCCGCTTGAGCAATGGCAAGAATGGGCCTCACCCGTCTGGATGACGGTCGATCAAGGGAACGTGCTGAATGTTGCGCTCGCGAAGGAAGAGAAGGACGAGCGCCATCTCTGCCCCTTGCAGCTGGACGTCATCAAGCGGGCGGTCGTCCTCTGGTCGAATCTTGGCGATACCGTGCTCTCGCCCTTCATGGGGATCGGCTCGGAGGGGGTCGTGGCCGTGGACATGGGGCGGCGGTTCATCGGGATCGAGCTCAAGGAATCGTACTTCCGATTCGCCGCGCGTCATCTGCGTGCTTCCGATCAGCAGCTCGCGATGGTGCTCGGCGGGACGGAGCCAGCGGACGAGCCCGATGCTTGAGCCATCCCGCAAGGCCGGTGTAGGTTTATCCTTGGCGGCACGCTCGGGGCCGGCCGGCGACTCATGTCCGGTACGGTGGAAAAGGCGGGAAGCGATCTGCGGGGGTGAGATCCCTGCCACGGTGACGGCCTCTCGTTGCGAGGTCTATCGGCGTGCTCCATCGCCATGATCCGCCTCGCGCCGCCAGAACTTGGGAGGAGCCGATGAGCGACAAGGGCGACGGCTACACCTACTGCGGGTTCGCTCCGTGCGGGTGCATCCACGCTGCCGTGGTGGACGAGCCTACGCGCCCCCGTGACGTGGCGAAGCACGTGGCGGACTTCATCCGGCAAGGGATGCGGATCGAACGGCTTACCACCCAAGCCGTGCGCGAGCATACGCGTTGGGGCCATTGCGACAAATGCAGGCCTGCGCGCGAACGTGCCAAGCAGCAGATCGAGGCGGCGCTGTGATAATCCTCGCCTTCCTGCTCGGCGGCATCGTGGCGATCGCAAGCGCCATCGTCTGGCGCGCCCTGCAATGGCTCGAGGACCAGCGCAATCACCCCATGGAGATCACGTTCTCGACTGCTCCCAAGCCTTCCTGCTGGAGCGTGGCTGCGGCCCAAGTCGCCGAGTCCCCCGCGATGAAGCAGCACATCCAGGCACTCGTCGCCGCCTACCAGGCGAGCGCCTACGGCCAGCCCCCGCACGGGCCGGCGACCCTCGCCCGCCTCTCGCCCCAGCGCCTCGCGAGCGACCTCCGCTCCGACTGGCGACCGGAGCGGAATTGAGCTACATCACTTTGGAGGTGTTGGAATGAGCGCCGAGCGCGACTTAGAAATTGCCAAACGTGTGCGCGATCTGATATTCGCGCGCATAAGGGCGGCGCTGGACAACGTCCTGATGATCGAGGGTGATTTTCACGACAAGGCTCTACTTCAGATCATCCCGGAAAATTGGGATAACCAGTGCGGGGCCGTTGGCTGTCTGTTCCCGCAATACAACGGCGAGCCGCTTTGCAGGATGCACATGCAGCAGGGGCCATGCGTGTGGTGCGGCAAGACGTGGGAGCAACACTCGCCGGATGCCGTCTATGACTACATCCAGCGCACACCTTGCCTTGGGACGCGTGGAGGGTTTGTAAGCCGAGAGCGCATCAAGGTTATGGAGAATCCGCAAATTGACCGCGCGCGCTGACCGTGCCATGAAGCGGAGAAGGCGACTGCGCAAGGAGCGTTCTCCGGCCTGGCAGACCCGCCATCTGGCGATGTTCGCCCGATCGCTCCATTGCGCGGCGCGGGACGCGGACTATGCTGCCAAGGCCATAGCAGCCTTCCGGCGAGAGGCGATCCGGGTTCTCAAGATCCCGCCCTCGATCCTTGGGGCGACCATCCCGGACAGGATGGAGTTGTCCACGCCCGCCGATCCGTGCTAGATAATTAACCATGCCAGAAGAGCCCAAGGACGGGCCGGCCCGGGTGACCATCATGGCCGATGCTGACCATCCGCCCGATCCCCTGCCGGTCCCCAGGGCCCGCCGGGGAGGCCCCACGCGCCAAGCCGCCCGGTCCCTAGAGCGCGCCCGCCTGATCGAGCGCATGGTCCAGATGAAGCGCGCGGGCTTTACCTACGTCGAGATCGCAAAGCAGGTAGGCTACGGCACCAAGCAATCCTGCCATCGGGCCGTCTGGAACTACATCCGGGCAGTCCCCGTGGCCGCCGTCGAGGACCTGCGCGCCCTAGAGAACCACCGCCTCGACGACTACCAGCTCTTGGTCCGGGATGCCCTCGGCAAGGCTCCCCGCGGGACCCCCGGCTGGTGGGCTGCCATGGATCGGCTTCTCCGGATCTCCCGCGACCGGCGCCAGTTGAACGGACTCGACTTGGGCCCGGCCCCGATCCTACCCCCAGGCTACGGAGAGCCCGATGTCCAGGACGACGACTCCGCCGAGCGCACTGCCTGGAGAGAGCAATGGGCCGCCCTCCCTATCGAGCGGCAGCAAGAGCTCTACGATCAAGTCAAACGACTTATGGGCGCTGCGCCGGGAGATCGCCCGGTCTAACGCCGCCTACTTGGGCGACGAGATCCTCGACCTCCATCCGACCGATTTCCACGTCGAGTGGCAGCGGCTCTGCTCCGACCACCGCCGCCTGATCCTCTTCGGCCCGATCGAGCACGGGAAGACCCAGCAGCTCTCGGTCCTCCGCCCCATCTGGGAGCTTGGCCAGAACCCGAATCTCCGGATCGCCTTGATCTCCGAGACTTCGACGCAATCGGTCAAGTGGCTTTCGCGGATCAAGGCCAACATCGAATCGAACGCCCGGCTCCGAGCGATCTATCCCCGGCTCCAACCCGCGATCCGCCGAAACCGCTTCGAGCACTGGCACGAGAACTCGATCCTGGTCCAGCGGGACCGGTACTTCTCGCTACGGGAGAAGGACTTCTCGATCGAGGCGCTGGGGGTGGGTGGCGCCATCATGGGGTCCCGGTTCGATATCGCGATCCTCGATGACACAGTGACGCGCCGGAATGGACTCACGGCCGCCGGCCGGGAGAACATCTACGACTGGTTGAAGGAAGTCCTTCTCGGCCGCATCACGGAAGACGGCTCGGTTTGGATCACGAACAACGCGTGGCACATTGACGACATGCCCCACCGTCTCGAGCGGGACGAGCCCGGGGTCTGGACCACCCGTCGCTATGCCGCGGGGGAAGCGAATTGCCGCTGGCCCGAGCGCTGGTCGGAGGAGCGCCTAGCGGCCAAGCGGGAGGAGCTGGGGGACGTCGAGTTTGCCCGGCAATTGCAGAACATGGCGCTCTCCGACTCGACTGGGCTCCTGCCCTACGAATCGGCCCGCGACTGCCAGCGGCTTTGCTCGGACCCGGATTCGTGGTGGTCGGGCGACTACCCCCAGGACCAATTCCGCTGGGTCACGGCCGGGCTCGACTTGGGCGCTTCCGAGACCAAGGGCTCGAACCTGACCGCGATCGCCGTCGCCGGGGACCACCGGGCCGGGACCAAGCACTTGCTGCACATGCGCTCTGGGCAATGGATGGGGAAGGCGCTTCTCGAACAGATCGTCCAAGTGCAGCGGTCGATGAAACCCCGGGAATGGCTCGTCGAGACGAACGCCGCCCAAGCCCATATCGCAAGCCTCGCCGCCGATCCCGCCTTGCTCCAAGCCGTCGGGGCGACCCCGGAGGAGGCGCGCTCGATCCGGGTCTTTGGCCAGTACACTGGGGCAGCGGCCAAGCGGGGCGAGGAGCACTGGGCGATCCGTGGGATGG